GCATTAGCGGATAAAATTAAATTTGGTTTGTTACATTTAATTATACCTGATCCATCAGAAGACTCACCAAAGGAGAATGGAAATATAAACTCAGTAGGCTGGAATATGCTTGGCCGCTGAAGCAGCGCTCGCATCTCATCTGGCGGTATGCCCCTATTCCAGATTGCTGCCTCCAACATCCCCGACACATATGCAGCACGGTTACCACTTCGGGGATAACCACCAACCAAGATGGACGATCCTGTGCTCGCAAAGCCGTTTGGAACTGTGCCGGATGTCTCATAAACAGAATCGTTAAATGCAATAATACTGTAGTACGCCTTACTGACAGGATCAAAAGAGACCATCTGTCGTACTTTTGCGCCGACTGGAATAGAAACAGGCACCAGATTATTACTGTCGGACGACCCCCCTGCAAATCCGTACAGTGGTGTGTTATCCCCAACGCGGAATGCTGGACATACTCCGACACCTGAGAGAGCCTCCATCCCAAGTGTTAAAACACCGTTAAAACTACCCCATGTATTACCATCATCAGAAAAAGAACTTATACAGCACAAATGCTGTATAGATTGCCCGACCAGAGAGTCTCCTGAGTAGACAAACTCAGCGTATCCAGTAACCCCTGCGGCATAGATTTGGGGGGCATTGGGAACATGCCTGCTGAACACGTAACCATTCCCGCTGCCATCGTAGGTATCGGCTCTGAACGCTTGGCCATAGGGCGTAGATTTTATCCAGTCATTTTTATATTCCGCCCTTGGAAGAATACGATATAAATCTGACTGAGCCAGATTAGCAAATGGATTCTCACCACTCCAAGCAAAAACAGCATCCTGATATCCATGCAGCAAACGACGAGGCTGAACGCTACCGGTTATGCCTCTGAGTAGCTTACCCTTCACGAATTAGTCTCCGTAGAGAGTTGCGATAGCTTCGACAGTCACAGCTTGGCCCGTATTGCCTGTGAACTCTATTTCGATATGCCTTACCTCGGGGCCGAATGTCCAATATTGTTCCAACACTGCGTTATTTGAGGCCGTCGCTGTAAACGAAGCCAGTGTTTTCCAGTCTGCTCCAGCACTTCCGGCAGCTGGCAGAGTTGTTTCATGCGATATGAGCACGTTGATCCTGCATGGGACTGTTGGGCCAGTACCACCGTTGGTAATCTTTGCCGTTATAATGCCGCCATAAATATCGCCAGCTTCAGCGGTTAAATCCAATCTACCGCGCGTTGTTCCGGCGGCAGCATTGCTGGCAGACGCAACCACCGTTTTCTTATATCTAACCAGTGCCATTTGGTTAACCTCCTATCTGTATAGCCAAACTACCGTCATCGTTCCACAAGGCCTTTTTGACGTCATCTTCAGATACAGCTACTGGACGTGTACACAGATTCATCAGTGCAAGTTTCTCTTCTATAGTGATGACTTCAGCAGATACTAACGAACTAAGTGCCTCTTCAACCAGCGGAGAACTCAAATCTAGCTGTCCTTGTTCAATCATTGGCCACACATGGCGAAAACCCGGTGTAGACTGTACGGCATCCAGCAACACATTGCCTCTTTCCAAGCCAAGCGTGGCAATAATACCGCCAGCACCAATCTCGAATGGCACCTTATAAGTCTCTCTACCTGACAGCTCATCCGCAATAGCTTGTGCATCGGGTATCAGCGCCTGCAATTGTATATCTGTCTCTAAAATTCTTTGGATTTCTGATATGTCCATTATATTAATACTCCAATCATACGCATACTAATTTATTATGCTAAATCAACTACCGGAACTCGGCCTGTAAATACTAAATCAGACGATCTATTACTCCCAAGCTTATATAGAGTTAATAGATATTCTTCGGCATCAAAACGCAATTCAGCTGGAAATATAAATTTAGAGTCAACAATATTCGCGTTCATGAACGGATATTGAAAATCCGACAATTGGCCATCATATATGTAACTAATAATACCACAAACATTTGATATATTTCCAACATCCACTAAATGTTTATCTTTAAGATCTATTGATATACCTATATCTAATGAGTTTATTGATACGGGTAAAGTATTCTCATAAACATATCCGGCCGAATCTATAACCATATCTGATCCGCCGTTAACATAGTTAGAAAAGGATGTTGCTGGACTATGAAATTCAAATAGACAAGATAGAGAACTTAAAAAATCATCTAAAAAATATTTACGTCTAACTGCAATGTCCCTAAAATCTTGTCTAGACAGTTCAATACCGTTTAGAGTACGTCCGAATGATTGTAAATATGCGTAACTTACCGAAGATAAATTAAATTTAGTAAATAAAACGTCTCCAAAATCTTGACTTGATACATGTTCAAAATCAACATATGGGATTACGGATTTAAAATTAAATTTAAATATTTTATTCGTATTATCATAGCTAAAAGCTAATACGCATTGCGCATGTATACGCTTTTCAAGATTCGTATCAATCCAAAAACTTGAATTTTTACTTTCGCTAGAATTGGTTACCTCAACCTTAAATCGAATAGTATTGTTGCTAGAATTTGTTTGGAAAAAAAGTTTAAATAGATATTGACCACTGTGAGCGCCGTCATTAAGTAGTTGTACTATCGGCGAAGAATTTGATTCGGAAATATTAGCATATAGATTTAGTCCGGAAAAACAGATAATATTCTGATTTAGCGGCATTTCGCTCATGTCAGTATAAATTAAATCGTTATTTGCAGCGTATATACTCACTACGAAACCTCAATCACTGTAGCTCGAGCGGTCATCCGCTCATCCAAATTATGTGATGCACCCAATTTAAACAGTGATACTAAAACTTCGTTACCCAACTCAAAATTTGGAAGCGGACATTGTATTTTTCCGCCAATAATGAACGCTTTAATATATCCAATTGAAGCCGCTAAATCAACTTGATCAATAGATACTACACCAATGCTAATTAAATTAGAATCTGAGACTGTTGCGCCGGCATTTGTAGTCAGATCCAACCTGACGCCTAAAAATGGAGGATTAAAAACAGTGAAAGAAAATATCCTGTTCGATACATTGCCAATCTCATCCCAAGCCTTAATTTCAAACATATAATCGCCATTCGGCAAAAACGTAGTATCTAGTTCGTCATGGGCTGACCCAACGTCACTAACTATAAATATCCCATTAAGATATACCTCAAATTGGTACATTGATTGATCTATTAACCAGATATCATAGTTGAAAGTTCCACTAATGGTATCAAATTCTTCGAACGGAACATCAACGACAATTGCGGGTCCAGTAGTGTCCTCGGTGTTTCCATTATCTGTATATATAGTAATAGAGGCGTTAGACTTGTTGCCGTTAAGATCAATAGCTACGACCTTGACATTATAATACGTATCATCCCAATCAGATGTATCAACTGTGAATCCATATGGAGCAATTAGATCCTCAGCAAAAAATTGGTGATCAATATATAATTCGACCTTTGCTACTCCAACACCACCTATATTGTCAAAGACATCCAAACCAATTGAAAAAACACCTGAAATGGTTGCACCGTCGACTGGCGATGTTATAACAATGATTGGAGGTACTGTATCGGGATCTGGTTCAGTACTCTGAGCTAATGTAACAGCTGCAAAAGCATTAACTTTTCCGTATCCAAAATAAGGATCTCGTCCTGCAGTACCTAAATCCGTTACGGAATTAAAAATTACATCAAAAACTTGCGATGGAGAAAGTCCTGGATTTGCTGATTTAACTAGTGCAACGACGCCCGCAACTGTTGGCGCAGAGTATGAAGTTCCAGATGGTGATGTATATCCACCACCCAAATCTGTCGTATACATACCAGAACCAGGCGCTGAAATATTAACACATGGTCCATAATTTGAATAAGATGATTTGTTATTATCTGAATCCAAGCTAGACACTTGAAACATATTGTCAAATACAGGCGATGCAAGATTTTGATTATCATTGCCTACAGCTGTGCTTACGTGGCAGCCTAAAAGTAGCGCATTAGTTGCGGCGTTTTTAAAGGATGTTGCATTGTGAACATTAAATGATAACGATGCAACCGTAGCACCATGCTGGGCCGCTCTATTTAGTCCTTGTGTCATGGATGACGTATACGCACTCCCAGAATTAAGTGTAATTCTGATGGGCATAATTTTAGCACCATACGCTACGCCAGCTGATCCAACACCGTTGTCTCCAGCTGCAGCCGCCACGCCGGAAACCCTAATTCCATGACTAGTTAGGGCTTCAACGTTAGTATTATTATCGTTAAGGTTAAACGCGTAAGTAAAATCATATTGTGCAGCCAAATCAGGATGATCTGAGTCAGCTCCAGAATCTAAAATAGCTATTATTTGACCCGTGCCTGTTGCAATGTCCCAAGCACTTTTACAATTGATACTATCAATATACCAAGCACTACCCAAATTAGGGTCGTTCGGAGTATATTGAGGTTGTAGAATTTCGTCAAATTCAACACATTTAATTAAATTATTAGATGATAAATCATAAATCAATTCAGTTTCGTCTACATTGGATGCGAAATCTACAATAGTAAACCCCGAACCCAGCATTTCTCTACGTGAATATAATCCCTTACTTCTCAACAGATCATTAAGAGCTTTTTCAGAAGTACCGGGCTCTGGGTAAATCAGTAGACGATGCGAAACATGCTCACCACTCATAATTTAAAATTAATTACCATGTAAAATTATTGAATCGAACCGATTGCTCCATTACCATCTGTTAAATTCCAACGAAGTTCGATCGCTGTAGTAGACAGATTTTTATTTGCACCCAAATCTACGAACGCAATAGCCCGTTTATTTGCATCAGTATCATCATAAATAATTCCCCATCGGGCATTTGTTGGATTTGAAGCATTTTGAGCGATTACCACTTTATCGGCCTTCCACTCAGCATTTGCCCCAGATGTAGCAAACGATACGTTTGTCAATGCTATACCATTAGCAGCGTAATTTCCGCCCGGTGTCACTTCATTTGTTTTGAAATTTGTAGTGCCGGTACCACCGAAATGCGGATTGGCTGTTGTAGCTACAGGTGTTACTGCGTCAGTAATAAGGGCAATTTTGAATGTGTCCGTATTAAGATTGTATAATTTCAATCCCAAATTGGTTTTAACTTGGTTAAAGAAAACAACATCTCCAGCAGCCATAACAGTCTCCTAATTTAAATTATCAGCTTTTAATATTATATACCATGGAACCCTCGCATTTAAAATAAATTCAAGGGTTCCCTGTAAAATTATTGAAGGCCCATAGAAATTTTCTGGATTGCGGACATTTTGCTCGTATTATTTTGCGAGCTAATAGAGCCAGAACCTTGAGACCCTCCACCGGAATTTTGGCCAAACAGGTGGGTGGCCGATTTGGATAATCCGACAAGCCACTCGTCTACAGACATTGGATTTACGCCATCTTTTCCATAAATTGGCTTTCCGTCTGAGTGGGGAACAGCTGCCCCATCAACAAGCTTGATGGATGCTTTCGCACGAAGTAAAATGTCATCCATAGCTGCTGGCAAAGCACCAAGTTCTAATGCCTTAACTCTAACTGCCGAATCAATTAAGAGCCCTTCCAATTGACGATTGGAAACATCTAGTTTTTCGGATAGACCTTTAACAATTCCGTCATGCTCAGTTTTCATCGATTGAATTCTGCTTTGAACAGCTTCATCAACTTTTCCGGCTTCAACTAAATCTTTATCTTTAATCCGTTTCTCGATGTCCAACAGAGAATTATATTTTTGCACATCGACGCCTTTAAAATTGTCTAATTTTTTCAGCAAATCAATGTTATTTTGACGAAATTCGTCTAATTTTTCACGTGGCACAGCCCCGTCCACATCAAGACGAAATTTACCGTCGTCCATTTTCTCATACAATGAGCGATGACCTTCGGAAACGTCTTCGATATTATCTACAAATAGTTTAAGTCCCACTTAAATCTCCTAAATTTTGATTTTTAATTTCAACACTTTTCATTTCTTCTTCATCAGATCTATTAGGATCTAATCTCAAACCCTTACGCATATTGTATATAAGGGTTTCTTTACTTACAGCACCGCCGTAAAATCCTTCAAACAACGACTTCATTTCTGCTGCTGACAGTGAAGCTTCTAAGAAACCAGTATCTGGTTTAATAGTTACACTTGATTCAGATAAAAACGTTGCTATTTGATTATAGACAACATTCATAGCTAGACTGACAGCTTCAACAACTCCTGATAATGATGCCGTTTCTGACATATATCGCAGTTTAACAGTATCAGCAGCTTCAGAGCCCCTAGAACTATTGTCTAAAAACCTAGCAGACATCGAGGCAAGTTGCCCCTGTTTTTCAACTAGGGCCTTCTCTAAACTTAATAAACCCTGACCAGTAAATTCCAAATACTTAGCGTCACCGCCTTTTTCGGGTAGAATTAAAAATTTACTCGATCCGATATATAAGTCATCACTAGAATTTCCTCCAATCAATACAGGCGTTGGAAGTCCGGTAAAATGACGACCGTGCTCTAAATCCGCACTTGACCTATAGTGGGATAAATTAATATTGACAATATCAAGTGATGGGGGCTTTGATTTTTTTATTCCTAAACCATTTGGATGAATAACTGTAAATGGAATATAGTTTAGCGCTTTGTTTTTTATTTTTGGGTAAATATATTCATCTACACTATTTTTTTCGTCGTAGTGTAAAATTTGAATATATCCATCTCCACTAAGTCTTAGTTCACGATATCTAACTCTAAATTCACACTCATAGTCATCGACATAATGAGTATAAACCTCGCGTAGCATGACCATGACCAATACGTTGTCAATATATCGCCAATTAATTATATCCTCAGCGTTATAAATCGAGATATATGGATCACCACCGTCTTTTGGAAAGTCTACTAATAACCCTACCCGTCCTTGTAATAACACTTCTGACAGAGATGTGCTATAAATCTCAGCAAATTGGGCGGTATCAGAACCTTTAAAATATTTGGCCAATCCCTCGGGATAAACCAAATCTGGGACTTTCGATGTTGCCATCCCAACTAGCGCGGATATCGATTTTGAGGTTATAGAGTAAAAAAGTGCTCTATCGACATATGCCTTATAATCATCGTTACTCTGACCGCGCAATCTAGGTAAATATTTTTCACCTCCAAGCTTGATAACTTCTTCGCCGTCAAATGCATCCCTACATTTTGCTCTTAACGGCGCCAACGCATCATATTCCGGGTGCGTAAGACTATACTTAGGTACCATAAATTTCCCCTTGAGAAATCTCTTTCGATGCATGCAACAGTTTATATCTTATAACGTCCCAGATATGATCTTCACCTGAGGTGTCGATATCCTCAATATTTTTATCATCATTCTGCAAATTAGGTATTGTCCGTATGGTATGCACACACGATCTAAAAATAAATATCCCTGGGCTCTCCATTGGCCTACGCGTTCCAGCGCTTAACCGACCTTTCATCAACGCAACACCTCTAACTCTAGACCCTGGGGACTTGTCAGATCGTACAAATGTCATTCCAACATCCGCCATATCATCAGCTATAGACCGTCTACCGGGTTCACGTGAAAATATCGCACTATCAGCTGGTCCAGCTTTAACTCTACGACCCCAGGGCTCATCTCGCTCAGCATCTTTAAATCTCATAGCCTGGTCCTCGGGCGAGAGACGCAGCCCCTCGTATCTTGCATTTACCAAATAACATTCTTTAATGATAAATATTGTGCCCTTTGGAACCCATCCATACTCTCCATCGGCCATTAAAAACTCTTCACCATTTGACTCAGCAAACCACAGACAGGCAGCTGGAGCTGACGACCCATAGTCATAACCTCTATCGATGCGCCAAGTGACAGGTATGTCGAATGGCTCCACTACGTGCGCAGACGCTTTCCAATGACCTGCGAAGCCTCCGTCTGACAGTGAATCCCAGTCGCCTGTAAGCATCGCTGTAACGGTAGCAGTATCACCCATACCCTTAACCCGCGCAGCATAATCCGGGTCATTTGCTAATAAAACCTTGTTATCCGTTAATTTAGCTGGTACATACTCACGAAGCATCCCACCTTCTTCATCTGGAGCCTTAAAAGTAGTCCCGGCTCCAAAATCAACGAAATTACTTTTAAAATAATGATGCCCTACGCCACCAGGATTACTCGCATACAAAATCCTAGGCAACAAATTTTTCCACTTATCTGGTATGACCAACGACCCAAGCCTAACCCTCGACCTCAAAAACCTTATCATATCAGGCTCAAAGTGAGTCGACTCATCAATCAGCAGCAACCCAATCTGTGATCCCTGATACATATAAACATCCCCAGGATACTGGCAGTGGGCTAACTGTATTCTGCTTCCGTTCCTAAACGCTATCGATGCATCCGACTTATTATATACGCATTGCCCAGCCTGTATCAAGTCAGCCAACATCTCCAGATACCCACCCGGCGTATACACATGGTTGGCTAATAACTCTTTATAAGTGCGCCTAAACAGGTATGTTATAAGTCCTGGTACCTCGATGGATAAGACTATCGACACAACCCGTAACAAATACGACTTACCTCCTGCAACAGCGCCCCCATACAGCAGCTCAGTCGCCGGTGAGACCAAAGTTCGTTTCTGTGGTGGATAGAGTTTAAACTCTGCCATTAGTCAACTATATCAGCCCAATTATCCAGCAAAATGGCGTCAGTTATTTTTGCATCAACATCTGGATTGTTTAAAATATTCCCATCCTCAACCGTGCTGTACTCATCGTCAAACAGTGTTACGACCACTTTCGGTGTATCTATCTGTCCTCTAACGTCCAAAGCTCGCAATTTAGGTTCTGTATACTCAGCGATAGTCTTATGACAGTCAAGTTCGAGTGCTGGCGACAAATTGCCTCTGTGGGCCATATCAGCAATGGCCACCAGTGGATGGTATGTTGGATATCTTTCATTAATCATATCCAATATCCTACTGTTGGTTCTGGCCATGCTTTTTCCTCCTTCTTTTCGATAAGTTTCTCAGTAGAGAACCTACATTATTTGCTATCTTCACTCTATCTACGACCTCTGGCACCCACGGCGCTGGTCTGTCTTTATCATCTGAACTTTCAAACTCGCTCACAAAGTCTCTTGACCAATTAACTAAGACCTCACTTTCCCACCCAAGCAGCGACTCGCCAGTCATGCGGCACCAGGCAGACAGATTTACCCAGGTTAGTGCGACGGGTCCATATCCGTGTGATTCACACACCCCAATATTTAGTAGTGCATCAATTAAAAGTCTTGCGTAGTCACTGATATTAGGTAATTTACCGATTTCAGAATTTTCAAATCTCTTAAACCTGGTTAAATTATCTTTTGGAGCTTTGCTACTCAGCCATGCATACTGCCTAATCCACAAAGATCCCTCAGAGACTACGCGCTCCAAAAATTTTGTCGATCATTAACAAATGAGTCTACTTGATCTCTTAGCCAGGAATATTTAAAATATATTTCTGATGCAGTTTGTTTACTAAAAACTAAAGGCTCACCATTTTCTGATAACCCTGTCCAGGCAACAGTGAGTGCAGCCAGCATATCAGCTGCTTCGCGCTCAACTTGCTCAATATCGATATTTTTCTTTCCTGATTGTATAGCTTTTTTAGCTCGTTTGCGTAACTCGCTCTTTAAAACCGTTGACTCAGCTCCTAGCAGAGTTATTGTTACAGGCTCACCATTATCATCAGTCATTTCTTGACCTGTTATAGGGTGAGTAACAGTCATAACAGAGGCTTCATTAGCTTGACTTACCAAGTCAAAATTCGATAAATCCATAATATCTCCAAAATGAGGGTTGAAACTATCAACCCTCTGTTAATTAGCTCGTTGCACCGCCAGTAAATGGAACTTCAATAATATCGTTGTCAATTTCAAGGTTGACAGTTGCTGACGTGATTTGGTCAGTATTTCCAATATTTGTCGTGTAACTCATAATTTGAGCTGTTGTGAAGAAAATTGTTCCATCTTGTAATTCGATCTTAACAGAATAACTCGAATCGCTGTCAACGGCCTGAGTTAATAGTGTTTGACCAGCATCACTTGGAACCCTAGCCATTTGGCATGCGATAGTTCCGTCATTGTAGCTACCTTTACGCTTAACAGTTCTTCTATCAGATAACGGATTAAAGGTTACTAAGTTATATTGGCGACCAAATTCGCCCATTTCAAATATTTCACCAATATTTGTGAATGTTAAAGCTGAAAAACCAGCCTGGGTATATGTTGCTGGAGCTGATGCAGTCAATGACAGACTGCTGCCAGCCGATGTAAACGCTTTTGATGCCATAATTGTCTCCTAAAAGTAGAATTCACGGCACCGCCGCGTTACGTAGCCATAAATTAACTAAATACTATGACTTTGAAATATTATAACACAAACAAATTGTTTTGAAAATCCATGGTGAACGTGGATCCATGTTTGGCGGGGAAACAGGTATGGATTTATCTTCGGATGGATTCGCGGATGATGATTGCTAAGACCTGGGTGCCAGGTGCCAGGTGCTAAGTCACAAGTGCTAAGTCCCAGGGGCTAAGTGCTAGGTCCAGAGTGCTAAGTGCCAGGTCCCAGGGGCTAAGTCCCAAGGGCTAAATGCCAGGTCCCAGGGGCTAAGCATTACTCGCAATATCGTGCCGGGTGAAAAATGCCCGGAGCAGGTAGCTCTCGCACCCACGATTTCAGGGCCCCCAAACGATAATGATAATCATTATCACCTATCATCGAATCGATCAGCAAAAATTTAAATGATAATCATTATCATTAACGATTAATTTTCTGTGCAAACGATAATGATAATCATTATCATTAACGATTAATTTTCTGTGCAAACGATAATGATTATCATTATCACCCATCATTGAATCGATCGGCAAAATTTAAATGATAATGATTATCATTAACGATTTTATATAGATGACAAATGATAATGATTATCACTTATGATTCATGACGATTTGCATAAATGACAAATGATAATGATTATCATTAACGATTTTATATAAATGACAAATGATAATGATTATCACTTATGATTCATGACGATTTGCATAAATGACAAATGATAATGATTATCATTAACGATTTTATATAAATGACAAATGATAATGATTATCACTTATGATTCATGACGATTTGCATAAATGACAAATGATAATGATTATCATTAACGATTTTATATAAATGACAAATGATAATGATTATCACTTATGATTCATGACGATTTGCATAAATGACAAATGATAATGATTATCATTAAC